GTGATTTGCGCCATGGAGGTGTGGAGCCGCATTCTCGAAATGCCGCCATGCGCAGATGGCATAAGAAGGTCGAGATGGGCGTTTGTCCGCAACTGCTATGATGACCAAACCGAAGTGTTGACGGAGACTCGCGGGTTTCAACTGTTCAGAGACCTGCTCGCAAACGATCGCGTAGCAACGCTCCAGAACGACGAGATAGTTTACGAACAGCCAAAGGGCGTTGCTGTACATCCGTATGACGGGGAAATGATTGGTTTTGAGTCAGAAAGCGTGGACTTTCTGGTTACGCCGGATCACAAAATGTTCGTGTCAAAATCGCACGGTAGAAAAAAAGAGTTTGGCGAGTACCACGACGAAACGGCTGAGGATGTTTATAATGCCTGCCAAAAAGCCAGGGTTTACCGAGCGAAAAAGAATGCCGGCGGATGGGGCGGCACTAAGGGCTTCGTTCCGTACGGCATTCCTAAATTTACGACAGATCTGTTTGAGTTTCTTGGGTATTGGTTTGCCGAAGGAATGGCTAAGTCCTATGCGGAGCACGGGAATAGGTGGGTTCTCACGTCCGTTAATGACGTTGAATATGTTAGGGGTCTGCTTCAGAGAGCCGGAATTGAGTTCGGGGAGGCGGATCGCGGCGAAGGAAATGGGCTTAACTTCAATTTAAGCTGGCTTAAAAACCAAACGCTATTTGATGAGCTGTGCAAATGCGGCACGGCGGTTACAAAAAAAGTACCTCAATGGATATTGGATGCTCCTGGAGAGCTGTCTGCGGCGTTTTTGCGCGGGTTCGAGATTGGCGACGGGCACACAAGAAAAGAAGGAACGACAACTCTTTACACAAGCTCAAAGCATCTTGCGGACTCGTTGCAGGAGCTTTCTCTCAAAGCCGGTCAGGCCGCAACTGTTTCGTCCAGAGATCGTCGAGGCATGAGTATTGTGATCGGAGATGCAAAAGGAACTGTAAACGCCGTGGAATATACGGTTACGATTCTTAGCGAAAAGAAAATGCGTCCGTATTTGTTTCAGCAAAAAGGCACTAAATCCAAACGGAGAGGGTGGTATAAAGAGGCGTATAACGGCTTTGTTTACTGCGTTGAATTGCCGCTCGTTCCGATCTATGTGAGACGAAACGGTAAGACTATTTGGTGTTATCGGACTTATCCCGAGCTGATCTCCACAACGATGAACACCTGGAAGGATTGGGTTCCGGATTCTGTTTGTCACATTTCGATGTCATCTCCAATAACGGGTAAAATGGATTTTGCTCTCGCTGATGGAACTCGCGTTATGGCCGAGATTCTTTTTATTGCTATCGACCGTCCGGAAGATGCACGCAAACTCAAATCTCTTGAGCTGACGGGCGCGTTCTTGAACGAGGCTTCCGAGCTAGATGAAGAGGTCAAGAAGATGGCCTTGCAGCGTACCGGAAGGTATCCGGCGCTAATTGACGGCATGGATTCTGATTTTTGGACAGGCGTTATCATGGATACCAACCCGCCATCATCCGATCATTGGTGGTATCGGCTTGCGGAGCTTGAACGTCCAATAAACCATCAGTTTTGGCGCCAGCCTCCAGCGCTGTTGCCTATTGAGGTTGGCGAAGGCCTCGACAAGCATTTGGAATATGTGCCAAATCAAGGTCAGAAAAAAGGCATTCCGGCCGCAGAGAATGTTCGTTGGCAAAAGCTCGGGTACAACTATTGGATGCGCCAAGCTCAGGGTGCAGATGATGAGTGGATCAAGGTTTATCTTATGGGCGAATATGGCCACCTGGTGCGCGGTCGTCCGGTTTATCCTGAATACAATGATGCAATGCACCTGTCCAAAACGGTGCTTCCGGTAATGCGAGCAATGCCATTAGTGTTGGGTTTTGATTTTGGGTTAACGCCCGCTTGCGCATTTATGCAACAAACGCCACAGGGAACTGTGCAGCTAATTGACGAGTGCGTTTCGGAAGATATGGATTTGCGAAGATTTTGCGAAGAAGTCGTTAACCCAAAGCTGCGTTCTGAATACGCCGGCATGCATGTTATTGGTGTTGGCGACCCAGCGGGAAATCAGCGTTCCCAAGCGGACGGTCAAACCTGTATGCAGATTCTGAGGGAGTGCGGCATCCCGGCGGAGATTGCGATAACAAATAGTTTTATGGCGCGACGTGATGCTGTTGGCTTTTATCTCACAAAGCTTATCGCTGGTCGGCCGGGTTTTATAGTTTCTCCAAAATGCGAAGTTTCTCGCAGGGGTTTGCAGGGTGAATATCGCTATAAAGAACTCCGAATTGGTGGCATGAACGGCCTTAAACGATTTAGTGAAACTCCGGATAAAAATTTCTATTCACATATCATGGATGCCGTGCAGTACGCATGTCTTCAAATACGCGATTCAATTGTTAAGGCAGGCTCAGTAACAAATGTCAGTATAGAACGCAGAGTTGTGAGAAATGTATCGAGCGGTGCTTATAGTTAGAATAAACTACTTGACAGCAAGTGCGCTTCTGGTTTATTTCAATCTTTATGACTGATCCATCGTCCATATTGCCTGATCCGGAATCTAAACCCAAAGATTTAAACCCTCTCTTAAAAACAGCCTCAGCCACAGAAGTTGTCGCTGCACAAAAAAAGGCTGATGAAGCCAGGGTGGCCTCCGAACTGGTCGATGATCGTCCTCAACTCCTGAGTCTCGAAAAATATTTAGCCGATATATTTGAAGACGCCAGAAAATACAAAGAGGACGAAACAAGTATTCAGGCAGATATGCTGGATAGTCTTCGTCGCAGAAATGGTGAATACTCTCAGAGTAAGCTTAGAGATATTAAAGCAGCCGGCTCCGCTGAAACCTACATTCCATTGACGGGTGTTAAATGCAGAACTATCGAAGCTTTTATTCATGATATTTACCTCAATGCAAAACGCAAAAGAACGTGGGATTTAAAGCCGACTCCAATTGTGACCATCCCCGACGAAGACGTAAATCGTATTGTTGAGGAGGTTTCGGCGGCAGTTGTTGAGTCGCAGAATAGTGAAGCTGAAACAATTACCCCACAACAGGCGTATCAAATGGCATCTGATATGCGAGCCGATATTATCGCTCGTCAACACAACATCGCACAAGACCGAGCGAAGAATATGTCACGCAAGGTTGACGATCAACTAATCGAAGGTGGCTGGGAGGAAACCATAACTGAGGTGATTGGTGATCTCGCCACGCTACAGGGCATGATTGTAAAGGGTCCAATTTTTCGCGAGCGTATCGTCAAAAAGGGTTGGAAAAACGGTAAAATTGAGTATGACCGAGAAACCATTCCCACTTTTGAGCGTGTGTCGCCGTTAGATTTTTATCCGTCGAGGTTTTCAAAAAACCCGAATGACGGCACGCCGATGTGTGAAAAGATATCCATTCAAAGATCTTCTCTGGTCGAGAATCGGGGAAAAGCTGGTTACATCAAAAAAAATATTGAGCATATCGCTATGTTGGATCACGTGTCGCCATCACGGGGCTTTTCTGCGGGGTTGGCGTCGGAGCGTGAAGAGGTCGAGCGTAAAGATAACTTGGAAACCGGAGCTGAAAAAAACAGAAAGCAGATCGGCTCCACCGTTGAAGGTATCGAGCACTATTGCTGCGTTCGCGGCGCGGATCTTATTGAATTTGGAATAACGATTGGCCCTGATGGCAAGACACCGATTGATGTATTTTTAGATTACGAAATCAACGCGATTGCTGTTAACGGCAAAATTGTTTTTATTGAATTCAACAAAGACTATTTGAAGCGACGACCATATTCTGTTGCTGGCTTCGCTAAAGAAATTGGTGGTTTTTGGTATAAGTCCCCGCCTCAAATTCTCAAGGATATTCAGGATATCGTTAACGCCGCAGCACGCGCCATGGTTAATAACTTATCGTGGTCATCCGGTCCGCAGATTGTCATCAACGATATCAACCGCCTTGCCCCAGGTGAAGACCTTACGAATATTTTTGTCGGAAAAATTTGGCAAGGTGTTTCTAGCGGTGCTACTCCAGGCGCTAAATTGGTGGAGTTTTGGCAGCCCGATTCACAGTCGGAAAAGCTAATGAGGGTTATTCGTGATTTCGCATCACTTGCCGATCAGGTCGTTGAGATGCCCGCTTACACAAGTAATAGCGAGAGCGTTGCTGGCGCAGGACGAACTTCTTCTGGTCTATCCATGATAATGTCCAGTTCAAATCGCGGCATGAAACGCGTTATTCTTGATGTGGATCGCAATGTTTTTCGTGAGGTTATCAGCCGACTTGTAGACCATAACCTTGAAAACACAGATGACGATAGCATCAAGGGTGATATGAATTTCAGCTCAGACGGCGTTGTAGCCATGATGATGCGCGAACAGTTGTCCGACCAGCGAATGAAATTTCTTGCAGCAACGCAGAACGAATTTGACATGAAGGTTCTTGGTATTGACGGTAGGGCCAAGATTCTCGCGGATGCTCTCGAAACACTTGAATCTGATTACGACGACATCGCTCCGACTAAAGAAAAAATAGAAAAGCTTCTTAAAAACGAAGAAATGCTTCAACAGCAACAGCTTCGCGAAAACGAAATAAAGATCAGAGAAAAAGAGGCTTTGGTTGAGCGCGAAGCCGCAGTTGCGCAAGCTGAACTTCAGGTCAAAATGGAGAAGCTGCAAGTCGAGACTCGCGCTCAAGATCTGGAGTTTAAAAATAAAGAACGCGAACTTGATATTCGCTCCCAAAAGCAATCCAACGATCATGTTTTGAAGCTGGCCGAATTTGAAAAAGGAAAAGCCGAAAAAGAAAAGACGCCGCCGCCCGCTAAACCCGCAAAGCCCGCCGTGCCAATAAAGGAGCCTGCAAATGCTTAGACCAACTAAAGATGTATCGACCGCCATTAAAGGTATGGCTGCGGCAGCTCCGAATTTTTTTATTGCATACATCGATTATTTAAAGTTATCTCGCGATCATGAACGCGAGGCAATGGAAAACTCTTCGCGCGAAAACACTGAAATTTTAAAAGGCAAAAGCCGAATGCTTACTGAGCAAATAAATAATTTGAAAAGCCTAATTCCTCAATAGTTGGAATTAGTTCTGTCATAAAAACAAAGCGCTTGCTTAAACGCCGCGCGTAAAAAGAAAGAGAAAAATGGGAGTACCAAAAAAAGTTCAAGAGGCGGCTGACAAAGCCGACGCAATCATTGATGCAGCGACAACTGCGGAGACGAAACCCGTCGAGCAAATGACAACCCTTCCTCCGGAAATCAATGGAAAACCAGCGGAATCGACACCTTCAACAGCAGAGCCTGTCGCGGAAGCGCCATCAACGCCAAGCCTACAGGAGCAGCTCGACAGAGAGCGTCAATTACGCAGAACAATTGAAGGCCGACTGAAAACTCAGTTGGGACCCGCAAACAAAGAGGTTCGAACGCTCCGCAAGAAATTAGCTGAGCTGGAAGAGTCAATTAAGCAGGCTGAGAAAAAAGGCAAACCGCCGGGTGCAGAGCGATTTCTTACAGAAGAGGAACGCGCTGAGCTTGGAGAGGATGTTCTTGATCTCAACTCCCGTATGATGGATGGCAAGCTCGCAGAGTTGCTTGAAGGCGACGGGGTTAAAAACATTGTTGCTGAGCTTTTGCAAAAGAGCATGCAGGCAAATCAGGAGGTAGCCCCGACAGGGCCATCTGATGATTTCTGGCCACTAGTGGATCAGTATTGCCCGGGTGCTCGTGCGTTAAATCAAAGCGGCGATCCTGCATGGATTACCTTTCTTGACCTTTTTGACACCACGACTGGCCGAAAAAATCGTGACATAGCTGAGGAGGCTATGGATGTTGACGATCCAATCACGCTGGCCGAACTATTTGCGAGCTTCATGCGTTCAAATGGAATTGTTCATAGCGAAACGAACAAAGTTTCTCCGACTGTAAAGCCGGAGAGTGGAGGTCGCGAAAAGCCGCTACCGCTCACTCCTGAAGCTGGTGTTGTTGAGCCGTGGACTCAAGCTGAGGTTAGCGCTTTTTATACAGACGTTTCGAAAGGAAAGTTTAGAGGGCGCCAAGCTGAGTTTGATAAACTTGAAGCGGAAATCATGGCGGCTGCTGCTGCGGGTAAGATTACCTAATTAGCATGATGCAGTCGTCGCAAATTGGAGAAAAAAATGAGCTATCCTGTTAATAATATTTATTCGGCTGCCGGCGACGGCGTTACGCCAATCGGAATGCAGACTTCAGAAATGAAGTATATTCCAACCCTCTATGCAGGGAAATTGCTTGTGAAATTCTATGAGGCCTCTGTCCTCAGTGAAATCACAAACACCGACTACGAAGGCATGATTCGAGATCAGGGCGATACGGTTGTTATTCGTACGCTTCCCTCGATCACTGTTCGCGACCATGAGAAGGGAATGACCCTTGTTGACGAGGTTCCAACCTCTGAGCCAGTCGTTTTGCTTATCGACAAAGGTAAGTACTGGTCCTTCCGTACCGACGATCCTGACAACGTTCAGACCGACATTAAGTCGTTCATTAACGACTGGACTCAGGAGGCTTCAATTGAGCTTCGCAACAACATTGAGATTGAGGTTCTTGAAGGCATGTCTGTTGCTGCCGGTCACACCGGTGACGCTCAGGGCGCTCAGTCCGGCGCGTTTGATCTTGGCACGCTTTCGTCTCCGATCGCGCTCACCAAGAGCAACATCATCGACCAGATCGTTGATTGCGGAACCGTCCTTGACGAGTCCAACGTCCCCGACGAAGGTCGCTTTATGCTGTTGCCTCCGCGCCTAATTGGGCACATCAAGAAGTCCGAGCTGCGCGATGCCAGCGCAACCGGCGATGCTTCCTCGATTATCCGGAATGGACTGATCGGGATGCTGGATCGTTTCAAGGTCTACCGTACGGGCAATCTGCTGTACGATGCGGCGCATTCTTGCTGGTATTGCCTGTTTGGCACTAAAGTCGCGACCACGTTCGCGTCCCAGCTTGTTAAGAGCAAAACCATCGACAACCCAACTGGCTTTGGTCTGCTTCATCGCGGATTGCAGGTTTTCGGCTTCAAAGTCGTTAAGCCTGATGCCTTGGGTACTTTGATCGCAAGCGCTGCGTAAGGGCTCTGATGGACTTCCTTGCCTCGGGTTCGCTCGGGGCAAGGATTGATTTAATTTTTAATGGAGACGGATTATGGCGACAGTTGAAAACAGAGCGGCCGAAAACGGAAGTATTATCATCGAAGACACAAACGAGCATGTGTTTAACAAAAGCAAGCCTATTGTTGCCATTCGAATTCTTGACGATACGGTAATTGCGACAATCGAGTCAGAAGGCAGCAGGCCAACCATAAATATCGATTACTATGAGGGGTTGTCGCTCACGGTAGATACGCAGCCGATTCTTGGGAATATTACAAAAATACAGCTAGCCTCCGGAGTGGTTCAGGCCATTTACTAGGAAACCATTATGTCTTTGTGGGATTATCGCAACATGTTGTTTTCGTTTGGCGGCTTAGGCTCAAGCTGGAACCCTCTTAAGCTTTCCCCGCTCCAGTGGCTCAAAAGTTTTCTTTCACCGAATGAGGTTAAGGACGAGGCGGTGCATGAAGCGTCGGCGGGCATCACTCTCAATGGCTCTAGTACCGACGAGGGCGTGTCGTGCGACGTGGAGACCAGCTCTCCGTTCCCATGCACCCTCTCGATGGACGTAACATTCCCCGAAGATCCTGACGACGATACCGTGCTTTGGTGCTTCGGGGAAAACGCGAATTGCTCGGGGGATATTTACGATAGTGGTTTGTGCTTAAACTACAACGAAGAAACGGGCTTTGAGTTCGAGGCTGGGGTCGAGTACAGTATCGAGGTTGAGTATGACGAGCTTGGGACGCCTATTGAGCTTTTTGTTGACGGCGTATCCGAGTGGGACGCAGGCGGGCTGTCTGGCTCTTTTACAACCAACACGAAATTCTACTTCGGCAACGACGATACTTTCTCTGCTGGCGTAAATGTCCGCCTAAAAAACATCTCTGTAACTTCCGACGTTGCGGGAAAATCCTTTGTCCTGCCATGCGACGATGGCTCCGGCTCGACACTCGCAGACTCCAGCGGAAACGACAACAACGGCACGATCACCGCGAACGACTTCGATGCGGTCTGGGCTGGTGCGGTCGTGCCTCGATACGATGCGGACTGTGTGGACGCGAATGGCGTGGTGCTAGATGGAATTTCGTGTATTTGTCGGTTCGGGGATGTTGCGCAGACGCAGAATCCACACATTAAAGCCATGTTCATCCCTACGAATTTAGACAATGATAGGCAGGTTCTGGTTTCACGAAGATCAGCTGGGTCAGACCTATCTAAGATGGAATGGTCACTCCGAGTAGGTACTTTAAACGAGGTGAACGGGCTTCTTATTTGTAATGGAAGTGTCGGAATTAGTCTTAGTTGCACAACAGCGTTAACCGAAGGCATCGCCTATGAAGCAGAGGCATATGTTGACCGCGCAAATGAGCTTTTCGTCGTCCGTTTCCGAGAGGCTGGCGCAACGAATTGGGCGGAAACTGTGACTTCAGAGTTTTTATCCGGCTACACAATCGGCGGCGCAACCACGCTTAATACTGGTGCGGATAGTTATCCTAGTCTTTGGAGCCGCTTTGAAGGCAAACTCATAACCACAGAGGTTTCGGATTACCTCACCGGAGAGACACTCCATAAGGCGGTGTACTCCGGCGGACTCGGCATGGGACTCGATGAACCCGATGTCTCTGGCAACGGCAACCCCGGCACGTGGTCAACCAGCGACGTAGCGAGCCTCCGAAGCGGGAAGCAGAGCGAGTTTCATTGCAACCTTGAAGAAGGCTGTAGCAAAGTGCTGGCTTTTAATGGAACGGATGCGTATGCGACAGCACCTAGAACAGGACTCGGTGCTGGTGATTTTTTCTATTACTGGCGTGGATCTCTCTCTAAGAAAACAACAGCAACTGCCTCGGGCACGAAAATAATGTTTTCGGATGGTGATGGTGGCTCTGGGGGGAAGCGTGTTGTGTTGGCATCCATTTGGACGGATGGTGCGCTGGCGCTTGAGCTAGACGACGATTCATCCCCAGAAGCGCACCGACTGCAAGCGTTCTCTAGTTATGATACTGGTGATGTTTTTGAGATGACGGCTGTGCGCTCTGGGAGTGGGTCTAATAATTTGACGATCACGTGGGAGAACCATACGAAAAATGTTTCTGGTGAGGACACATTCACAAGCTCGATTGATGCCTACACGGGGGCTGAGTCACAGGCATTAACATTTGGCGCGATAAATA